TGCGTCCATTGACATTTTGAATAGGCATTATTGTGCTCCTCCACCACCAGCCGCCAAAAACATATATTTAGCAAGTTCTGGATTTTTATATCCCGTCTCTATCATACCACGCGCTTGGGCTTCAGTTATGCCAAATGCTTGCTGAACAGAAGCGACTTGTTCAGGTGATACATCTTTTTGTCCTTGAATAATTGCCTGATTTTTTGATTCTGTAAATCCAGCTTCTAAAGCAGTGCCAGCGACTGTGGCGACTGAATTAACAACTTCTTGCTTTCTTGCAGCAACAGCAGCTTCCAAGGCTCTCATATCAGCTTCTTGCTCCTGCTGTCTTTGCAAGTCAGCTTCATTTAATGTTTGTGCAACATCAGACTCCATCGACATTCGGTTTTGCTGAGCAGCAGTTTCAGCAGCCAATGCTTGTCCTCCAGTTGCTCCTCCACCGCCAGCAAGAAGACGCTTCTGAAGAGATTCAGTCTGTTCTTGTGCATTCTTTTGTGCGCCACGAAGACGACCGCCGATAGCAGCTTCTTCTTGTGAGGTCAGACCAAGAGCGCCCATTTCTTCTTTCTTCTTCAGGTCTGCTAAGCGCTTCTTGTTTTCTCGCGCCTGCGATGCGCCACCGATAAGTGTTCCTGCACTTTTTAATGCAGCACCACCGGCACCAACTAAAATTGAGAGCGTCACGGGATCCATTATTCTTCTCCTTTTCTACTGTGTAAGTATATTGTAGGTTATGTTTTTTATTTATAAAAAACTTCTGCTTTGAAATTTCTTGCTGATGAATAGCCTTCTTCTACTTTGGCATTGATATAGTATGAAAACTTGTAAGAACCTGCTGCTAAGTTTCTAAGTACCGCTGTCCATCCAATCCAGCGACGAAGACCATAACTAATTTCTGGATTTTCGGTCGGCTGGTTCGGCTTGCCTGTCAGACCGAATGGATTAAATACGCCTAAAGAACTGTCAGACATATCTGCTTCCTCGAAAGTATAAGAGCGCGTTTGTTCCACGAATGTTAGCTTCTGAATGTCTTCATAAGTATATGCTAATTTAATTTCACTATCCCAAAAGCCGCTGGGGTTCACGCCCACCGGTGCGACGGAGTTTTCGTGAGAGATGTAAGCTCCACCAAAAGTAATAATGACATCAGCAGTTTGTTCTAAGTAAAGTTCTGGTGCAGAATGGTAAGACGATGTCCAAATATATAAGTTGTTATCAGTCTGACGACCTTTCTTGATGTTTGATGTAAAGTAAGATCTGTCTTCGCGGTCGATTCCTGTATTGTTGCCAGTGTCAAAACCTGTCGCAAAAGTATATTCATTTGTAATAGGTTGATATTCGCCTAACTGAATTTCAGGTGTGTCAAATGCATCATTTGCCAAGTCAGCCTGAACAATTTTACCGTTGATGTATTTTCTCAGTTCTTGGTCGTTTAGGTTAATGCCATCGGCATTAAGCGAAGTGCCATCTATAAATGTAGCTAGTTTAGTATAAGGCATTAGTGTTTCCCTCTTACAGCAACGATGTTGTTTCTACTTATTTTAACAGTATTGAGAGCGTTATTTACTTGAACTTGTAAAGCAATTTTTTCAAAAGTGGTGCCTGCAGTGTTTTGACGGAATACAGTTGAGAACTGAACAGTCTGAAGGCCGAGTGGAACACCAGTATTTTCAGGTGCGCCGTTGTCCGCTGTAAAATATCGCCCATCACCGCCGGCTGATGTAAAACTGTAGCCCCATTCGCCCAGAGTTATCGTTCCTGTTGGGCCGCCAGTATTAAAGTAGAGAAGAAGTCTAAATGAATAGTAGTTAGCATCACCTCTTGATCCAACAGGCAGTGTGTTGTCATATGTCTGAACGGCAATGATGTTTGTTACAAGCGCTGATGCTTCTACACGGAGTATCTCATACTGTTCTGGTGTGTAGTTTAAGATGCATTCAGTTGGATTTCCACCTGCGCTGTCGATCGTTACATAAGATGTGCTGTTGGTAACAAACTGTGATGTTCCGTCATAAACTTTGTCTAATATTGCATTGCAGGGCGCACCACCGACGAGCAGTTCTGGACCGAAGTGCTTGATAGTAATCCAGTTGTCTCTTGTGTTTAGTGCATCAATTGCAGCTGATGCAGTGGCTGTATCATCGTAAGGCGCGTTTAGTTCAGCAGCCTTTGGGACATCGCCTTCTTCCCATAAATTTTGACTAACTATTGGCATATATTCTCCTGAAGTGCGTTAAGGTGCTAAGAATAAGATATATATATATCATCTATAGTGATTCCTTGTCCAAAGTGTTGCACTAAATAACTTAAATGGTGTCGATGTAGTTTCTAAACTTGGACTGCCGGCGGCGCGCCAGGTATTTATTTTAACACGACAGTCAATCTGAATAGGTTGGCTTCCACAAGGAATAGCAAAAGGTATTTGTGTTGTGTGTCTTCGAGGAAAAATATAGCCACTTCTGGCAACAAGAACATTATTAACGAATACTGCCCATTCAGACCACCAGTCGTTTCCACGACCCCGACCCCCGAATGTAGCCGGTTCGGTGTTAAGGCTCACATTGAAAACTTGATTTCCGTGTTCCCAATCGATTGTTGCACAGCCTACAAGCATTCCTTCCTTTGCATCGAACTGAAGTGGGAAGATAGCAAATCCGTTGTCTAAATCAACAAGTTTGTTAAAGCCTGCTGACCAAGTGTCCGTATCTAAATCAGTTTCAAAAATAGGCTCCCAAATTAATTTGCCTTGCTCCAGTGTATTAGATCTTCTGCTGAAGTAGTAAGATTGTGAAGGCATCTTAGTGGAATGCTTAGTGACATCGACCGAGGACGGGACCGAGAGCACTGAAGGATTTGCAAGTTTTGTTGCATCTACAGACTCCACAGGCAAGTTGTTACTATCCAGACCGCCATTAAATTGGTCAAGATGTTTATCTAAGTTGCAAGCAATATTGTCATATTTTACTTGGTCAAACTGATGAAGCGGCTTGTCGGTAAAAGTTTTCATTTAATATCCTTAGTAAGGCTGTCCAGCGGTCGATGCTCTCTGATTGAGAGGAGCCTGATCTCTGGTTGCGTAGTTAATTGTAAATCCAAGAATATGGAAAGGCTTACCTTCAGACTGTGATACGCGGAATCTAAAGTTATCTACAAGCTGTGTAACTACATCCCATCTGATAATGACTTTACGACCTGCTTTCAGTGATGACACACCAATTTCGAATGTGCTTTTTGTAACTGAAGTATCAGCAAGTCCAAAGACAGGATCTTCATTTTTCGTAAATAAAAGTTCTGGCTTAGATATTTTACAAGTTCCTGCGCTGTTAAAGGTCACATCGTAGTCTTGTCCCCATTCAAGTAGAACTGTATTGTCGCCAAAGCTGACCATCTCCATTTCAACTGAGAAGACACGGTACTTAACAGAGTTGCTACCAAAGTTTATCCAATTTGATTCGTAGATATTTTTCTGTAAAGGTGCTGCAGTTCCTACATACTGACGGAATACTTCTTGCTGCAAGGGGCCTGTATACAGTGAAGTTCCCCAGAAAGCCGCTCCACTCCAGACTTGCAAGCCAATTAGACGACCGACAGAGCCAGTTGTATTTGGATCGCTTTTTACAGGTGCGAATCCAGGCGGAGTAATTCTCCAGTCAGGCTTTGTGCCCAAAATAAAGTTGCCATCAGGATCTGCCTGAATGGTAGTAAATGCCCAAAGATATTCATCAGCTTTCAGGTTTGCGCCTCTGAATGAGAAGGCTCCATTGTAAGTGTGAATAACAATGCCGCGTGTTGGATATGTCAGTCCTTTCCTGACATACTGGATCCAATATTCTTTCTCTTTTTTAGAATAAGCCGCGCAACAGTTAGGAAGAGCCTGAACATTAATGTTCTGTATCTCTTTACCAATTTTATCCGATATCTTTTTAACATCAACAATTGATCCGCCATCTAAGCCTCCTGAAACAGAGTAGATTCCATCTTTGTTAATAAATGTTACACCGATGCCAGGAACTAAGCAGATTGTGTTTGTAGCCGTTGTGCCGATATCAGGTGTAAGTTGAGATATTGTAAAGGTGCCACCACTATCTTTAACAATTTCAATTGAACGCTCTCTGAAAACTAACAGGTTGTTATAGTAAGGAAACAGCGCTGTAATATGGCCGCCACTTGAAGCACCAATATCGAAATAGCTAAATGCACCAAACTGTTCAGGTAAGCCTGCTTCTGAATAGATAATTCTTGCTGGATGGTCAGGGCCACCACCTAACCAGAGTCTGTTGTTCCAAGCAGTTCCAAATTGGAATGTGGTGCTTATTTGAGAAGACGCTGTTAGTGGAGGCGCTTCGTTAATAAGTGAAGTATCAGGAATAATATCGATAAAATCAGTGCTGCTGTTGTCATTAATTTGACGAACAAGGTAAAAGAGCTGAGATTCTCCACCAACACCTGTTATTCTCTGGTTTTTTGTTCTGTAAATACGCCTTGCTACAACACCTTTCTTACCGGTGGCAATATCGTTAAGGAAGATACCGTGCTTTTTTGTAAATCCTGATTCATTTGCCCAAATGACTGATGTCATATTTCCAAACGGGCTTTCAGATCCTGTGTCGGTAATAAATGTCATCATATAACTGAAAAAAGATGTATCAGAAGTGCCTTCGTTTCCAATGCCCA